TACTGATTGTGGATACAACAAACATCCAGATGCTTTAGCCTTTGATCACCTACCTGAATATGAGAAGCTTCATAATGTTGCTCGTATGATATCATGGGACAGGGATATAGGTGCAATCCTAGAAGAAATAGTTAAGACAGAAGTGGTATGCCATAACTGTCACGCTATCAGAACAGCGGAGAGAAGAGATGGAAACTCTGTTTCAAATGAAACCACTATCAGCAAACAGGATGTTTGTTCGGAAGAACAGAACAACCTTCAAGACAGCTGATTATAAACAGTTTCAAGAAGAGATGGCATTGATTCTTATGGGGGCTGAGTGGCCCTTTCAAGACAAGCCAGTTCTATTTATAGTCTATGCTGGGTTATCTAACAGAGCATCTGATTTAGACAATATAATTAAACCATTACTAGATACATACCAAAGTATATTTGAGGAGTTCAATGACAAAACTGTCCAAGGTATCATCTTACAAAGAGATCGAGTCAAGCGAGGAGGAGAGTACCTCTGGGTTAGAATTGCAGAAACAAAAGAACTTGAAGTGGGATTCAAAGCACTCAAAGACTCGAAAGAAACGTAACAACAATAGAGATATGAAAGAAGAAAGGGATTTCTGGTGAAGACAAATTGTGAAAATTGTGGTAGCTCTGATGCAAACCATATATACAATGATGATAATCCAAGAACACACTGTTTCTCATGTGGGAAAACAGTATTTAAAGAAAGTAGTAACACAATGAATGATCTAATAGACGATGACGATGTAGTGGATAATATGTTTGATCCTCTACTTGAAGATATAAAAGAGTATCGAAGTTATCCTCTGACTTCTCGTGGAATATCACAAGAAGTTGTAGACTACTTCGATGTTAAAATGTCTGTAGATGTGAATGGGAAACCAGAAGCACACTACTATCCTTGGACAGTTGATGGTAACATTGCAGCCTACCAAGAACGTAAGTTACCAAAGACCTTTAGAACTTATGGAGACTTTAAGAATGTCGAATTATTTGGACAAAGACAAGCAACTTCAGGATTTACGTTGGTCATCTGTGAAGGTGCAATCGACACCATGTCAGTTGCCCAAGCGTACAGAGAGAAATACGGACGTAGTTATTCTGTTGTCGGTGTGCCTTCTTCTTCTTCTACCTCTTGTGCTTTGGCTCAAAGGGATTGGATAAACTCATTCAAGACTGTTATAATTATGATGGATCAAGATGAGGCTGGTCAGAAGATGACAAACTTCCTAGGTAAGATGATCAAACCAGGGAAAGCAAAGGTCGCAAAGCTACCAGAGAATGACGCTAATGATACACTAACAAAGCATGGTTGGAAGACACTGATAGAATGCATATGGAATGCACAGAGTTGGAACCCATCAGGTATCGTTACTGGTCAACCTATCTGGGATCAATTTATGCAACGTCAAAATGTAGAATGTGTTCCATACCCTAAATGCCTCAGTGGTTTGAACGCAAAGCTAAAGGGGATTAGACATGGTGAGATTACTCTATTCACTTCTGGAACTGGTAGTGGTAAATCTACTGTTATCAAAGAGATTATCTTGGATCTCTTATCAAAGACCGATGATAGGATTGGGCTTATCAGTTTGGAGGAGAGCGTTGGAGACACGGCAGAGAAGTTTATCGGTATGGCAATCAAGAAACCTCTTAATGAGGATTCACAGCCATCAGAAGACGAGCTTAGACAGGGTTTTGATAAAGTATTTGGAGATGAAAGACTCGTCCTCTTAGATCATCAAGGTTCTGTAGGTGATGATAGCCTAGTAGATAAGATAGAATACATGGCTCTCATGGGTTGTAAGTATCTTGTACTAGACCACATTACTATTGCTGTGTCAGAAGGTAATGATGGACTAACAGGCAATGAAGCTATCGACAAGTTCATGTCAGACTTACTCAAGATAGTCAAACGACATAACATATGGCTAGGTTTGATCTCACACTTGCGTAAAGCACAGGGTGGTAAAGCCTTTGAGGATGGTAACATTGCATCCATAGATGACATTAAAGGGTCTGGTTCTATCAAACAGATCTCATTTGATATCATTGCATTCTCTAGGAACTTAGTAGCAGAAGATGACTATGAACGTAACACAGTTACATTTAGAGTACTTAAGTCTAGGTTCACAGGTAAAACTGGGGATGCTGGGTCTGCATCATATGACCCTAACACTACAAGACTTGTTGAAATACAAGAAGGATTTGATTATATAACCACATAGGAGAATATATGTCAGCACTCCAAGAGATAGTTGACTACCTTGTAACTAGGGTAGATGCTGTTAGCCCAGCACGTAGAAGACCCCATCTTGCAGGGCTCTTACTGAGGCTATCAGTTAACTATAGTGAACGTATGGAAGAGTACGTTCTTAAAAGCATCTCAATACTACAGATGCAATTTACAAAAGACACTAGTTCTAGTCCAGCAGGGACTACAACATTGACCAATGCGTCTACCAAGATAGGTCAAAGTGTTGGTAAAGAGTTAGATAGGGAGCCCCTACCTTGGGGCTCTCAGGTATCTATAGGTGATTTGTTTATAGAAGCTTTATATAATTTAAAGTTCATAGACTTATCGTATGCTAAAACAAGAAACAGTTGTCATGTTGTGTCAGCTTCTCCTCGTTGGTATGAACTTGGTGTCATTCCAGATAGGGGAGATAGCTTTCCATTAGCTGCAACTACAACAAAGAAACCTAAAGATATCAATAAGATGTTTCAAAATATTAATGGTGTAAACAGACCAGTAATTAAAGGCAGCTTAGAAGGAGACTATTTAGATCCCTATGCCCCTTGGGTACAAGCAATAAATAAATTGCAACAAACAGAATGGAAAATTAATACTCCTGTATTTGAGGCTATGGTAGCTAACAAAGATCTGTTTGTATCTCAAGAACCTGTACTAGATAACGATGCCAAAGAACTTAAACGTAGAAGTAAGATGGTAGAGTGGGCTTTCATATCAGAGAAAGCACGTAAGTTATCAGAGCTAGAAAAGTTCTATCAGTATATAGATGCAGACTACAGAAGTAGATTGTATTACTGTGAAAGTTTTATGAACTTCCAAGGGTCTGATCTAGCTAGGGGATTGTTTAAGTTTTATCATTCAAAGCCAATGACTGAAGGTGGACTACAGTGGTTAGCAATACACACTGCATCCGTATTCAATATGTCTTATGGACTTGATGAGATACCTGATTGGTGTACAGCAGACTATAAAACTCACCTTGAAAGTGAGGGATTAGATAATATATCTGTTGACAAAATGACACTAGAAGATCGCATTGAGTGGACTAATCAGTACATGGAAGAGATAGTTGATGCAGGTATGAACCTACAGTTCTCTAACGATGCAGAGAAGAAAGTATCTTTCCTTGCTGCTTGTGTTGAATGGTATGAGTTTGACTGTGCATTCAAAGACAACAGGATACACATGACCTCACTACCTATACCTATTGATGGTAGTAACAATGGATGGCAACACTTAGGTGCTATCTCAAAAGATGAACAAACAGGGGATCTAGTAGGTCTAATTCCTGGAGAAATACAGAAAGATTTCTATGTTCAAACTGCTAAAGAGATGATTAGCATCTGTAAAGATGACAGATTAAAATCTATCTTAGCAAGTATGCCTATGAAAAGTATACGCAAAGGCATATCTAAACGTGGCTCAATGACTAGGGCATACTCAGCAGGTTCTAAGAAGATCGCTGAGAATATGTTCTTTGATTGTAAGTCTGAAGACTACCACACAGAGTATGGGATAACACAAGACGATTGTACTAAACTATCAAAGCTTCTCATAAAAGCTATCGATAAGGTATGTCCTGGCCCCCTATCTACTATGCGTTACTTGCAAGACTTAGCTATGTACCAACTAGGAACCCATGTTAAAGTAGACCTAGATGGTTACGAAGCTAATGGAGAGTACAGAGAGTTGTCACAGAAACGTGATGAGTTAATGAAGAAGAACTTCAAGACTGATGATGATCTTATAGAACTCAATGATACTGTTATTAAACTAAAAGAATTCACAACAAACCTTAAACATGGTAAGGGTGTGGATAAAATAGTATGGGGTACTCCTTCAGGTTTCAATGTTGTCTATGAGAAATGGATAATGCAAGACAGGAAAGCTAGAGGACGTATCAAAGGCTATGGTAATAAGACAGGTCAAGTAACCCACGTAGCCCTAGTACCTACACGTATGCCTGATCGTAGAGGGTTTGTGTGTGGAATGTCACCTAACTACATTCATTCTATGGATGCTAGTCACATGGCCCTTGTAGTGTCTAGTTGGGATGGTTGCTTTGCAGCCGTACATGACAGCTTTAGTACCCATGCAAGTGATGTAGATAAACTACTAAGCTTAACTAAACAAGTGTTCATACGTATGTATGACTGTGATAATTATTTTGAAGTCATACGTAACTTCATAACAGATGCTGAAGATGATGTGGAACAACCCACACTTGGCAACTTAGATATAAAGGAGATTGAAAACAGTGATTACTTCTTCGCGTAAATCGTATAACCACTTAGCATTAAGAGGTGTGCAAGTTGATGATGATGAGTTTATCAATGATTGGAACACTAACTCATTAACTAACACAACCTTAGATGAAAGTCTGGCTTATACTCCAGAACTTATGCCTAGGATAATAGACATAGGTATTGCCGAAGATCTTGCTAATAATGTAATAGATGAGAAACAAGCTAAAGCACGTAAACAAGATCAAATAAAAGAATACAAAACACTTCTTGCTAAAAGAGGTATGCTTAAATAAAAATTAAAAACCCCCAAGGAAACCATAGTGGTTCTCTTGGGGGTTCTTTTTTTTAGTGTGTGTAGTATTGAAGAGGGTAAGTATATCCTTGAGGATCAGTATACATAAGTTCTGATTCTTGTCGCATTAACTTATTCAATTCACTTTTCTTCTTATTAGTTTCATATATTGCTCTTTTAAGTCTTTCTTTAATAGCCGAATTAGTTTGAACTATTGATTTAAATTCTTTTAATTGTCTAAAAGTAGGTTGACTTGGTGGATTAAAAACATCATAACCAACTCTACGCATACGTTCAATTAAAGTTTTTTCAATATCTATTATTGGATAAGACTTAGTTGCCCTGTCTGATTTTAAACTAGGATTAAATTTAATCATTCGATTTCTAAAATTAGAAAGAACTTTTTCTGGAGCTTCATCTTTACTTAATTTTTCTAATGCTTTTATTTCTTCATCTGATAGATTAGATTCATCATTAGCTACAGGATCTTGTAGAGTTAACATCCAATTCATGTAAGCACTTTGACTTGGGCTAAGAACATCAGAATCTTTCATGTCTTTGGTCATCTCTTTAAACTCAGCTTCAGATTTCTCTAAAGATTTTAAAGCTTCTTCTAAATAATTCCAATCATTATTAATCTTCATCCAGTTAGTATTAACTTCTCTAAGAACAACATCATATCCGTTAGCATCCACTTTAAATGCATCATAGATTGTATGTATGAAAGGGTATCCTTGAGATGCTTTCATTAAAGATTGCCAAGATTTTCCAGTAACACTTTTTGTAACAGTAGCAGCATCCACAGCTTGTATAGGAACAACAGGTGCTCCTCCGTAAGCCCAATCTCCTGGGATTAATTGACCATCACGATCTCTAAAAGCTGAACCACTTTCTCTATTTTTCCACGCATAAACCATAGTAGTATCTCTTTTTCCAAGAACTCTATTCTTTTCATTAGCTATTCTACGTTGAATATCATCTATCTGTGATTGATTATTATTTTCTATAGCTGTTTTAAGTTTTTCTTCAAGTCCAAGATCATATTGTTGACCACGTTGTATAGAGTACTGATACTTGTTATCATATCCATCAGACACTGACTTACCTATAAAAGATGTCATGCCATTTGGAAGTTCAAATTGAAAAGAAACATCCATAACAGCTGTCGCTCCAGCCACAGCCCTCATTAATGACCTACTTTCTATACCTAATTCTGACATTAAATCCCCTAAAGATTCTTCATATTTTTCCCTCATTAGTTTTAAAGATTGTTTCATATCATTAGCATCAAGAACTCTAATAGCCCTTAATAATGTAAACTCATCAGAAGATTCTCCACGAAATTCTTTTGATTCTCTTTCAGCAGTTGCTCTTTTTAATTCAATTAACTCTCTAAAAGTAGCAGCAAAACTACCACCAAGTTCTTTACCATACCCGTAAGTCATTATAACTATTTTAGCTAAATCTTTATCATTGTAAAGTTCAGAGGCTACAGTTTCAATAGCATTGAGCCATTCAGGATTGTCTTCAGATATTGTAAATGGATTTTGTAAAATATTTCTTTTAGCATGATCCATAAGTTCATTTCTAAGATCCCCATTATCTAGTAATTGGGTTTTGTTTCCTGACTTCCTTAAAACTCCTGTTTTATACGCTACTCTTTCATCTCCCATTTGCATACCTTGAGTTGCAGGTCCATTAGTTTTACCATCCATGTACGCATTAAGGTAAGACTCAAATGGTTTAGTGGTGTCACTGTTAAAATGATCTATATAATTTGCAAAGTCTATTGATGCGTCTATAAATGCTGCACCATCTTCCCCCTGTTTATTTATAATAGATATTAAATCTTCATCAGCAACTGGATCTAAATTTAACCCTCCAAACTTAGGAAAATTAGAAGAGTTTATAGGTATCTTATCTACCATAGCTTGAGAAATTGTTTCATACTCAGCATCTGTCATTTCTAAAGCTTGCCTTAAACGTTTACCCCTACTGTACAAAGTACCTGTATCTTTTGTAAGAAGAGATTCTCTTGCATCGGGTAATAATGGATCACCAATGTTTTTACCTTCTGTGTTTGTTAATAATGCTTTAGCATACATCTGACGTAAGTTTAAATCTTGCCTGTTACCACGCTTTACAAATGCAGGTAACACTGCGCTAGTTACAAACCTAACAAGCTTTGATGTAGTAGAGTTAACATATGTTTGTTGAGGAGTTAATCGTCCTTGAAA